GAGCTTTGTGGTAATCCTCAATATTCGCACGATTCGGGTTCTTCTCTTTCCACATCGCCTTCATCTGCGCTTGGTACGCATTGTCGGCCTTCAATGTGGCGTATAAGTTTGCCTTGATAGTGTTACCCAAGGGCATCAAGTTCTCTTTACCAAAACCTTTGAAAAAAGGCATCTTAAGGAAGTCCTTAAGTTCAGACCCAAGTAGCGTATTGTTTGATTTTTCACAAACCTTAGCAACGCTTTCTTGAAACTCTCTAGTCTGATTGGTTTTAAACTCCTCTTGCTGCTTAACAAATGCAGCGCGCTCCTCTTCCAGCTTCTTACGCTCTGGAGAGATCTCCTTTTCCTCGGTGGCCTTATTGTCATTCTCTAAATCAGTCCACCACTGCTTCAACCCGTCCTTGCCTAGGATGATATCTTTGATCATCTCCACAGCTTTTGTAGGCTCAAGAGCAAGTGCTTTTTCCAACCCTCCCAAAACGCCGTTAAGATTCGCAAATTTCAACGAATCGTATACGTGCGGAGAGATGGCATTGAGGTAGCCCTCTTTATCGTTAGCTTTCAGTTCAGATAGGAAGCTTGGGGCCAATTTTCCCAGCGCGTCCATCTTACCTTGGGATTTAAGGTCCTCTACGATATTTTTGATGAGCTGCCCGTCTCCAGTGTACAGAAGATTATCAGTATCCTCTGCCGCCTTGACGGTTTCTTGCAGTCTTTCGTATCCTTCGTTACCGCCGATGAGATCAATGAACTCTTTGGCTTGTTGTGCGTCGGCAACCTTAGGAAAAATCTTGGTGAAGGCATTGAAGCGCTCAAAAGCGCCATGCAGTTGCTTTACCGCCGTAGCATTGGCAGGATCTGCGTCCTTCATGGACTTCAGAAGCTTACGAATGCTGTCTGGGGTGTTTTTATCACCCGGCAGCTCTTCCTCGGTCTTAGTAGAGTCCTCTTTTGGGCTTCCATCAGAGTTATACTGCTGCTTGGCTTCTTTTGCTGGCTGATCTTCTGTTTTTTCTGATTCCGGCGTAGCCTCTACGCTGGTTTCTACGGTTTCAGTAACAGGAGTCTCTACTACTGGAGTTTCTGAAGCCGAAACCTCTGTTGCTGCTGCGGAATCTAGTCCCGCGTAGTCGATAACTGAATCTGACATGAGTCTACTATCTCCTTGAGTCTATTTTCTGAGTCTTAACTTCCGAATGTGGCTTCTTCTTCTTTGCCGAAGAGAACTTCAGACGAATAGTTGCCTTCTTCGTCTAAGTATACGCCTACGGTGCCGCCTGTATCCACGCTTGACTCCCCTGATTCAGGTCGGCCATCGTGATTTCCACGAATTAGGTTCTCCACGCATATAATGTTTGAAGTATGCGTTACAAATAACGTTAACTCGCCTTTCAATTCCTTGTTGAAGAACTTGAACGTGCGCTCTTCAAATTCATCCAACGATTCTCCCTCTGGTGGGACCTTTTTTGGGTTGTCTACGTAATAGTTTAGGATATCATCATAGATTTCCTTGTCCTTACCAGACAAAAATCCTAAATTCCAGCTGATTATGCCCCTGTCTTGCTCCACAGGTACATTAAGCTTATCGCTTATGATCTCAGCAGTCTGTACTGCTCGTAGAAGAGGGCTAGAAATAATGCGTGCTACACCAAAATCTTCTTTTTCTAGATTGCTGGCAGCATCTTCTGCTTGTTCCTCACCCTTAGAGTTCAGCGGAGGGTCCATTCGAGAACGAAATAGGTTAGCTTCGTTGCATTCGGTATCTCCATGACGCTGAAGTATCGCTATGAGCTTTTTATCAGCCATCAAAGGCTCCTAAATGCAAAACGGGAGAAATATTTCATCTCCCGTTTCACTTATTCTATCGTTTCAGTTGTCTCGGTGTCCCAACCAAACCTTGTGGAGGCTCAGCTTTTGGCTTTTCCCCCTTCAAAGCTTCTGGTATAGCCTTTTTCTGCACAGCTTGTTGAACTTGCTCATTAGCATGTTGAGCAAAGTCATCAGGAGTAGCGTTGATTCCCAGTTTTGCAAGTGCTTGTATTGCTACATTGGCTGGCATTTTGGAAACGTCTACGCTGATGCTCTCAGAAGGTGGCTTATTAGCCGGTGGAGTATTAGCCAAAGCTATTTTCTTAGCCATAGCTAGATGTTCCTGCCAATGCAAGTGTATGTTTTGGTACGCCGCGCGTTGCTCAGGTGTACCATACTTGAACTTTTGGCCCTCGGAACTGTTCATCCACGAGAAACATTCGGCTGCTTCCAGCTGATGCATCTCACTTTCATCTTGTGCAACAGGCACAGTGCTAATTTGCGGAGGCAATGTCGCCAACATTTGCTTCAATTGAGCAACTGTGGCCATTTCCTTTGGATCAACTGTCATACCAGATGCAACTTTGGGTGCCATTTCATCTGCCGCTTGTTGTAGTACCTCTTGTATCTGCAGAACCTTCGGGTTCGGCATAGGTCCAGAGCGCAACAACAGCTCGAATTCCGACTTCTGCTTCACAATCGAAGATGCGCCGTTTACTTTATAACCCTTCAAACGTAAATCTGTCTGTAACTGAGGTAGGTTTTCTGGTGAAAATAGCCATTCTGCCAACTGTGAGTTGGAACTGCTGGCGTCCACCATGGACTTAACCTTGGCCTCTCGTTGAGCTGAGCTTTCTGGGAAGCTTGGATCGCTTTCTGGGAAACAAAGAACGTTTCCTGCAAGATTACTAGTGTTAACTGTGATTCGTCCCACACCCTTGAACATCTGGGATATCTGCTTACCTTCTCTACAGTCTGCCGCACAACCTACCGCTTGGCGCGCGCACTCTGCAAATAAGTATTGCAAACTATTCCATGGACAGCCAACACGCTGCAACGCCTGATCCCTTTGGATCTCTGCATTGCCTACTGTATTTTCTCCTGTAGCCGCACCGAATAATGACGGTAGCGCCCCACTGATCTCTTCTGAAAGAGTAGTGATGAACCACTTAATGAAATCTGCCAGAGCAGCTTGTGGTTGTGGAGTTGGCTCAACCATGATGTACTGATCCATGGTGGTAAGGCCGGGTTGTGGTGTGAATGGACCTGTACTTCCGGGGATGTTAGTCTGTCCTTTCAAAGCTTCAATATCGAAAGCGTCAGAGTTCATCCACTTCTTAGGTACAGTACGTTTGAAGTAATCATCTTGCAAATCAATCCAATCGTTAATACGCTTTTGGATTGAGATCAAGGAACTTCCTAGCGCTCTACGGTTTTGTCCTTTACCTGTCAGTGGGTGAGCTATTGCCAAATGCGCGTCGATACTTTCATTGCGCGCAAACGCAAACTCTTTACCGGCCTTGACCAAAAGGGCACCGTTCGGAAACGCTTCTAGCAATTCTGCTCTTACAGTGTCATTGACTTTCTCGTCCATGAACATAGATGGACGAAACCAAGTGTATTTAACTACCGTATGACGTGCGAAGGAATCACCAGTGACATAAGCGCCAAGTACTGCCTGACGTGTGTTCTCTCTTGCGATCCTGTCTAACTCAACGTCAGATTGACCGTCTCCTCCCGGGGTTATCTTGTCTGCTATCCACGGGAACATAGCCTTAACTATGGCAACGTCCAGATCAGAGTAGATCTGTGCCCATTGCATATCCTTTATGGTATCTACGGCTATAGGTACCTTATGGTCCAGCTTACCGTGTATAGTGGTAACTTCCCTGCCACGCGGCTTTTTGTTTGTGGACACTTCTACGGAAGTGCCTTCTTCGTCACTCTCTGCACTAACTTCCATCTGCTCATCTACAGGTGACGAATTCTCTTCTAAGATGTCTGTAAGTGCATCTTGTCCTGTAGGGGTAGCATCTGGAGGATTGAGTAAGTCTTCTGCGACAACTGGTGCTTTGCTATCGTCTTCTCCCTCAAAGCCGTATAGCTGTCCATTAAGTTCAAAGCGCGTCCACGCTAATACGCGATCTTCATTCCAAAATATACGCGCGCACTCTACTAGTAACTGATGCAGATTGTTGTTACGTGCCCAAATTTCTTTGAATCTTTCTGCCTCTTCAGCAGCTACGATGTCTGGACCGTATGAAGGGTCAGCAGGAAAAAATTCCACTTTAGGAACTTCCCTAGACAATGCGGAGACAATAATATCTCCTTGTGAACCGTACACGTTAGTGTCGTAGATAGTTGTGTTATTGCGCTGGGCCGCAGGACCGTACCCAGAAGCTTGCCCGGGCAATTCCCAGCCACCCTTTTTTCCACGTAGCAAATGCTGATAACCACGGTCAAAATGTATGGCTTCCCACGCTTGTTCGACTTCCAATCTACGTGCTGCAACGTCTGTGCGTGTGGCAATAATGTCCAACTGCATCAACGCGTTCTTGCCGTCCTCGGATAACTCCACGAAAGGCTCTGAACTAAAAGGAAACGGAGCATATACACCTAAAGGACTATCATTAGGTGATTCTGGCTGTGAATAGGGCAGAGTAGTTGAGGCGTCTGTCGTATGCATTGCGTCTTGCTCTGCCATTTATTTTCTCCTAGAAATTTAATGCTTCATCTTGGAGAATCCCTTAGCTGATCTTCGCATTTCTGCTAGATGTGGGCTGTCTCCACTGTGTGGCTCTTTTTGTGATGCTGGAATTTTCTTGCTTTGAGGAATGCCTAGAGCTTCATGCAGTCCACCGGGATGTTTTATCGTGAACTCACCGGCTTCCCCTAGGTCCACTTTCTTGTGCTTACGTCTCGCCATTCCAATCATTTGATTCTACCTCTTGG